GGAGACTCCTCTAAATCACGCAAGGCTTTAGACTGGAAACCGGAATATAACTTCACGACCTTGGTGGAAGACATGGTCTCATCTTGGGAGAGTCTCCTCAAATCTGAATAATCATAATTTTTTTTGGAAAAAACGGACTTTTTCCCCCTGAACCCTCACTTTTGAGGTTTTTCAAAAATACTAGTCTTGACACGCAACCCCGAACACGATAAGGTGGGGGCCGATGGCGAAACCTAAAAGATTCGAGTGCGAGCATTGCCACAAACCTTTTCTCTCTCCTCATAAAAAAAAGTTTTGCTCCCCCCCCTGTTTAAGGAAAGGGCGCAAGAAGTTCGAGGAACCGTTAAATTCTTTCATAGTAAACAAATTACTAAAAGACCCCAAGGCCATATGGAAAGACAGGAATACTCGTTTTCGAGAAATAAAATTTACAAAAAAATTAATAGAAAAGTATCCTTTAAGAGCTTTCTGGGCAGCTCTGCCCCCTAAATTTGATGCTGACAGTTTGGCTTGGTACATTGCGCCCCAAGGTTGGGAATACCTCAAAGTAGAGTATGCAAAATTTGGTCTTGACTTACCACCCCCAATCCGACATAATGTATCAGACGCCAAAATAGGCGATGACAAGGTGATGTCAAAAAAAACCACAAATATTAAAGACTTTCTGAATTATGGCAGCGAAAAGCAAAACAACTGAGACCTTAAACCCTGTAGAGCAGATACAGAGTTACCTTAAAAAGAATAAGGAAGATCATTTTAATTTCGAAGAGACGCCCGAATATATAGTTTCAAGCGGGAGCCTACTACTAGACATTGAAATGTCTGGCGGAATCCGGCCTTCAATAATCCGTGCTTCGGGAGTGGCTGAGGGAGGGAAGACTTCCTGCGCCTTGGCTTTTGCCCGAAACTTTCAGACCACGGTAGATAACTCAATGGTGGTTTATATTAAATCAGAAGGCAGGCTTTCTTCTGATATGATTGCTCGTTCCGGAGTTAATACTACCGAAAAAAAATGGTTTGTTTACAAGAGTAATATTTTTGAGAGCGTGCTTCAGTTAATGAGGGACTTGATAACAAATAACCCTACCGACTGTAGATATTTTTTTATTATAGATTCGATGGACGCGATGGTTCCCAAGAAGGATATGGATCGTTCCTTTGAGGATTCCGATAAAGTAGCTGGTGGTTCCGTCCTGAGTTCTAACTTCCTTAAGAAGATGGCTTTAGGTCTTGCTACCAAGGGTCACATTTGCTTTATGATCTCTCAGGTTAGAAGCAAGGTCAGCGTAAACCAGTATGAAAAGACTGACCCCAAACTCACTAACGCTTCTGGAGGAAACGCACTGCTTCACTATTCCGATTGGATTCTGGAATTCCAACCGCGTTGGGGAAGTGACGCTATTCCACCCAAAGAAAAGAAGGGTGACGGACATTGGTGCAAAGTAGTATTCCGTAAGTCAGCGAATGAAAGAACAGGGACAGAGGTTCGCTACCCTATTAAATACGGGAGAACTGGAGGTAGGAGTATTTGGGTAGAGTACGAGATAATCGATATGCTTTTACAGTGGGACATGGCAACCACAAAAGGCGCTTGGATCATTGTTGGGGAAGCCTTAGTAAAGGAACTCAAAAAAGAAGGCCTAGAAATGGAAGGCAAGCATCAAGGATTGGACAATTTCAGGAAGTATTTGGAAGAAGCTCACGAAGTTCGTGATTATCTTTTTAACAAATTTAAAAAAGCCTTACAGGTTAAATAGTGAAGCTCTATGACATCAGAGGAAAACTTAAATACAAAAGTGTCCATAAGTATCGCGCCGATTGGGATAAAGAATGTCGCTCAAACTTTCAATTCGAAGTTAAGCAGTTCTTCAGGCCTTTCTGGGAGAAGCACATTTGTTATGAGGAGTTTCCCGTTTACGGAACTAGGATGAAAGTAGACTTTGTAAACATGACCAAGAGGATTGCCGTTGAGGCCCAAGGTGCTCAGCACGAGTCGTTTAATAAGTTCTTTCACGGTAATTCTCGAGCTAACTACCTAAAATCAATAAAAAGAGATCATCACAAGATGGTCTGGCTTGAAAATAATGGTTTTGAGGTTTTAGAGATAACGGCGGGTGACCTGCCATCCCTGTCCCCCCAATACATTTTTGAGAAGTTTTCGGTAAATATATAAAGTAGTGTAATGAATTGTATGAAAATAGGTGAAACGCAAAGAATTCCCGATAATATCTTAGATCAGCTAAGTGAGTGGTCCTGCGGAGGCTTCATGTTATTTAATTTTGATGAAGAAGGTAACCCTCAAGTCTATTCAAAAGTAGAAGACGAGAGAAACGCCATGTCTTTGCAATATCTTGTAAGTCACTGGTCTGACGCAATGGAAGGAATGAACGCTAAAAGTTTCAATGAAAATTTAAATAATGTGTTTGGAGAAGAACGTGAAGAGGAAGAAGAAGGATTAGACGAAAATGAGTGATACAAATATAAACGAATACTATCCAGAGAACAAGACTACTGAAGCGCCCGCATCGTTAGTGGCGGGAGAAGCTGCTGCGCTTCCGAGCGACACACCAGAAAAAGACCAAGCGACCACCGAATCAACCCCTGTGAGCGATGCAACGCCTGAGGAATGGAAAGAGTCTCTTGGGATAAAAGCAACTGAAGTAACTGATTTGGGTATAGATTTGCCGGACATCCCTCTTCCGGACGACGACCCCTTGGAGGACTCAATTAAAGATGAGTTTAACGATGCCGCCTTTGATTTTGCCATTGTTGGAGTGGGTCAAGGAGGATCAAGGCTTGCTGAGTCTTTTTGGAATTTGGGGTACCGCCGAGTGGGGATTATCAATACCGCTCAACAGGATCTATCTTTAATTAAAATACCCGAAGAAAATAAACTCCTTATTGGGGAAGGCGGAGCCGGAAAAAACCCGGAAGCGGCAGATGAAGTTTTCAGAACAAGGTATGAAGACATTCTTGATTTCTTAAAGAAGACTTTTGGGACATCTTACGAAAGAGTTTTGGTTTGCGCGGGTGCAGGAGGCGGAACAGGAGCCGGAGGTGTAGCTAGGGTGTTAGATATCTGCCATGATCTTAGTCAGTCCTTAGGGAAAGAGAAAAAAGATACCGACGCAAAAATTGGCTGTATTTTGGCACTTCCCACGAGGGGAGAAGGAATAAAGGTCCAAGAGAATTCCAAAAAGACAGTCACCAAAACGTTAGACCTCCAGAAGGCTGGAGTAGTTTCTCCTTTGATTATTCTTGATAACGAAAAAATCAAACAGCTCTACCCGAAGTTAAGCGTCAACCAGTTTTGGGGCACCGCAAATAATAGCATTTGTTCCATCTTCCATCTGTTCAATAAAATATCAGCAAAAGAGTCGGCTTATACAACATTTGACAAGGCGGATCTTGACACAATTTTCTCTTCTGGGTTAATTATGTTTGGGGCCACTCCAGTCAAAGACTATACCGATACGGGCATTTCCTATGCTGTTAGGGACAACTTACGCAAAAACATATTGGCAGGGGTTGATGCGGCGACAGGAAACGTGGCTGCGTGCGTCATAATCGGCGATAAGGGTTCTCTAGACAACATTCCTCAGTCTAGCTTAGAACATGGATTCGAACAACTTAGCCGGATGATGGGATCGGAATCAACTGTTCATCGGGGAATTTACGCGGGAGCGAAAGAAGGCGTAGCTGTATATACGGCAATCGGAGGACTCCAAGCGCCAGATACTCTTTTCGATTATTTCTTTAAGGTAGACCGAGTATACAAGTGATAAACATTTTCTATTCAAGATAGAATAAATGCCCATATACTCTAATCACGTCGAGAGTCACGTCCTAAGCGGGCTCCTCAAGCACCCCGAAGTATTGCCAGAGGTAGACTCCTTTGTTAATGCTGCGGATTTCTACAATGATATTCACCAAACGATTTACTGCATCCTCAGGGAAGCTATATTAAATGGTGAAAAAACTGACAAGGTACTAATCGCTACTAAAATAGCTAACTTAGGTATTTCGTCAAAAGACGACATTGACATTTACGATTACATTAACACGTTAAGTTATTCATCTGTAGCTCGTGATGGAGTAATCGACTCTTGTAAAGAGCTAGTAAAGCTTCGAGTGAGAAGGGAGTTGACTGAAACCGCTGACCAAATCAAAGAGCACGTAACCAATTGTTCAAATGAAGATTTAGGTTCTATAATAGCTTCTACCGACGCTATTTACAGTGATAAAATTTCTAGTTATTCGTTTGAAGATGATCCCCAAAACGTTTTTGACGATTTAGAGTTTAAAATCGAGGAAAGAGGAAACAATCCAACTGATGATACAGGACTTGCTACCACCTATGACGAATTCAATCGTCTCTTTGGGGGGTTACGGGACGGTAACATTTACGCGATAGTTTCTAGGCCAGCCCAAGGCAAAACGACATTCATTAACGAACTATGTTTGGGAGCGGCAATTAAAAACGATGTTCCTGTTTTAGTACTGGATACCGAGATGACCACGGACGAAATCCAGTTTAGGATGGCGGCAGCCAAAACCGGTGTCCCCCTCTGGTTCCTCGAGACGGGAAAGTGGAGATCAAAACCAGAGATGGTAGAGAAGGTCAGGGGATATTTTAACGAACTTAAAAAGCATAAATATTATCATTATCACGTTCGCAATAAAACCACCGACGAAATATGTGCTATAATTAGGCGCTGGCATATGAAATACGTAGGAAGAGGAAATAAGTGCGTAATAGCCTATGACTATGTAAAAATGACAGGGGACAAAGTGGGGAAAAATTGGGCAGA